CGAACACGACGACTGCCTGCGCACCATCGCTGGTCTGCCCCTGAGTGAGCGAGTGCGAGCCGACCATGGCGCGCATGACCGCCCCGCCCAGCGTGCGGTCCCGGGCGATAGCCGCACCGGCAGCTGACAGCAGCTCGTAAGCCCGCCGCCGGGCCGCCGGTAGATCGGTGGTGCCGCGCAATGCGGCTGCCGCACACCGGATGGTGAACTGCTCCCGATCCGAGGAACCGCCGAGCCCCTCGGTCATTAGCTGGGATTCCGCATCGGACTCGCCCTCGGTGCCCGTGTAGCCGACCGAGATCACCTCCCGGACAGTCGCCTGTGACGTCGACGGCCCGTCCCGCACCGTCACGCCCGCCAGTTCAGGCGCGGCATTGAAAGCAGCGACGAGGGCATCCATGGCAGCCGGTAGACGGGACGTCCACACCATCAGGCCACCCCCGGCAGCTGGGTATCCAGCAACTCCAGGGCCCGGCGCGGGATCGCGAAGCCGCGGCCTGCGACGTAGGGTTCGCTGTCGCCTCCGAGCTGCACGCCCATGGTGCCGCGCTGCGTCTCCCACAGATGCTGAACGATGATCAGCCCGGCCAGCCGGTAGTCCTCCCGGATCACCGTGTCGCCCGCCTGATAGGTCACGTCCACCGTGCCGGTGAGTGCGGCACCGGAAACGACCGTCACCAGGCCCGTCTCGCCATCCACCCGCAGGTTCGCCGTACTCCACGTCGTGGCGCCGTCCGCCGAGACGACCGACGTCAGCGAGAGGACTGGAACAGTCCGCAGCAGCAACTCGGCTGTCGCCCCGCCGATCGCGAACCGGTCGGTGAACGAGCGCCGGACCACTGTCCTGCCCAGCGCTCGCTCCACCGCGCCCGTCGCCGCCCCAATGAAGCCCCGCAGCTCGTCATCGTCGGCCGTCTCCGCCGCGGCCATGTTGAGCTGGGCCCGCGCATCCGCCAACGACACGATCCCGAACGGCATTGCGGGCCGCACATCGAAAACGTCCGCATACGCCGTGACCGGGCCAGAGGTGACGAGCCGCCATACATGTCGGCCCGCCTGGGCGGTCACATAGTCGACGCGCACCTTCCCGGTAGTCGCCGGTGTCGGCACGGCAGGGCTGACGATCGTCCCGTCCGGCAACGTGATCGTGAGTGTGGCGGAACCCGGATTGACGAGTACACCCGACGCGTCGGCGACATCAACGGCCACCTGGTAGACGCTACCTAGGTCGATCACAAGGCTCCTCCCCTCGCTGTCGGTGTTGCCAACTCGCCACGCTGCGCCCGGGATACAGCAGGCTCTCCACGCCGCGAACGGGAACCGGCTCCTACTGCCCCTCGAACAGTGCCACGCACCACCACACCAGCGACCTGCCCGGAGGCAGTAAGCCCGACAGAAACAGCGACGCCGCCTCCAGACGTGGACCCGATCGCCCCAGCCGCCGTGAGAGCGACCATCGCGGTGAGCGCCGCATCAAGGCCGCGGCCGACCACGCCTACCGCAGCCAGCGCCGCAGTCGCAGAGGCCGCCGCATTACCGGTAGCACCGGAAGTCACCGCGCCAGAGGCAGTCAGCGCCGCCGATGCAGCGAGGCTGGCGTCCCCGGAAGCGGCCCGAACGCCGCCGGCTGTCAGGACGGCCGTAGAGGTCAGCGCTGCCGCGCCGGCGGTAGCCCGGACGCCAGCTGCGGCCAGGCCCGCGGTGGACGCCAGCGCTGCACCACCCGCGGTGGCCCGCAGGCCCGCCGCGGACAGTGTCGCGGTGCTGGACGATGCCGCGTCGCCCGTGGCGCCGGTGGCGACATCCGCCCCGGTGAAGTCGTCGAAGCGGAGCGCGTTGGTGGAGTCGGCGCGGATACCGACGCTGGTGCCGGTGGTAACGGCGGTGTCGGTGACGCTGACGCGCTGGACGCCGTTGACGAAGCCCTTGATAGTGCTACCGACGGCCTGGATTTTCGCTACGTCGCCCGCCACGGCTGCTGCCGCGTAGCTGCCGATGGATACGAAGGAACCGCCGACAACACTGAAGAGGTTCCACGAGGTGCCGTCGTTGCGCCACAGGTAGCCCTGGCTGATGTTGGAGTTGCCGCGGCACCAGACGCCATGGCTGGCTACTGCGGTCGCAGCGATGGTGACCTGCGCGCTGTTGTCGGAGGTGGCCATCGCCCCGGCGGCCCGGAGGATGATCGTCCCACCAGCCGAGCCGGAGCTGAGCTGGTTGGAGATGATCGACCAGTCGCCGGACACCTCGACCCAGCCCGCACCGAGGTTCGTGCTGTCGGCGCGGTTGAAGTCGTCGGTGAAGGTCGTCATGAGCCCTCCCCGTCAGGGCGTCACGCCGCCTGCGCCCCGAGGGATAGCCCGAGAGATTGCAGCGTGAAGGTGTCGGCCGACGCCCACGCCCGACTGGTCGTCAATGCCACCGAGAACAGGAACGTGCCAGCACTGCTCGCCGTCCACACCGAAATGTTCGTGATCGTCTCGCTGGTGCCGCCGTTCGTCCACGGACCCACACTCGCCGACAGCGCCAGCGCCGACCCGGCCGAGGACGCCGCGAACGTGGCCTGGATCCGCGTCGACGACCCGGCACTGATCGCCGTCGTACCAGCGGCACCCGGATTGGCTGTATGCAGCTGCACGTAAGTCGACACCGGGCCGAACGCCGCACCCGCCGCCCGCAGCGTATTCAGCCAGTTCGAAACCAGCGTCGTGCTCAGGCCCTCAGCCATCGGTCAACTCCTCCTCATCGGGAGCGTCGCTCTCCGGCTCCCCGGTCGCCGAGATGACCTCGCCTGCGGCCTCCAGTGCGAGGACGAACACGACCTCGTCCACGACGACTACTTGCTCTCGGCCGGCTTGGCCGGGGTGCGCTTCGCGGCGGTCTTCTTCGCGGGCGCGGCGGTCTTCTTCGCGGGGTCCGGAGCCTGGTCCTTGCTGTCAGCCTGCCCCTGATCTCCCGCCGGCTCCTGGTCGTCGGATCCGTCAGAGGTGACCGCCCCGGCCGTGGCCTTCGTCAGCCCCCTCGTCCGCTTCTCGACGTCAGCATCGTCGGGCACCGCCGTCTCGACGTCGCCGTCAGCGTCGTCGGCCGGGACGGCGAGGCCGGACGCGCACAGGGCCGTCCCCTCGTCATCGGGCAGCTCCATCGTCTCGCCGCGCTTGGGCCACGGAACACCGTCGCGCGAGCCGGAGATGTCGCCCTTGATTCGGACCTTCACTGTCCTGTCCCTCCTGTGATCAGCGCGGCGTCCCGCATCGCGGCGAGCGCGCTAGTAAGCGCCGTGCGGACCTGGGTGTCGATGGTGGATCCGCCAGACGGGTCCGCGATCGCCGGGCCCTGGCACAGCTGGTTGGTGGGCCCGTTGAGCGTGAACTGCGGGCCCCCGGTGCCGCCGGCGATGATGCCCGTCCGGCGCAGCACCCCCAGGATCGAGATGATCGTAGGCCGGGCCACGTCGTCGATCGTGACGCCGCCCGTGGGGTCGGCGATGGCGGGTTGCAGAGTGATCGACGCGGTGGCCGCGTTGTAGCTGTGGCCGAGGTTCAGGCCCGTCGCGCCGCCGAGTACGCCCGCAGCGCGCAGCGCGGCGAGGATCGAGACGGCCGCGGCGCGGCCCTGCGTGTCGGCCGTCGCGCCGCCGGTCGGGTCGGCGACGGCCGTGCCATGTACCAGCTGCCCGGTGGCTGCGTTGAGCTGCTTCGGCTGAGGCATGTGCTCTCCTTCGGATGAGGGGCCGCGCTGTACGGGACGACGCGGCCCCTGTCCGCGGTCGTCAGCTTGCAGCCCCGACGAACGTCTTGACGGCGCCGGTCAGGTCGACGAGGGCGCCGTCCGCGCGCATCAGCGCCCGGAAGGTGACCATGTCCGAGTTGAACGCGAACTCGTCGGACCGCTCGAAGCGGATGCCGCCGCCCGCCAGTCGGACGAAGTACTGCGACATGTCGCCGAAGATCAGCGACTTCGCCGACAGCGCGACGGCCGCGACGTTCGGGTCCATCAGGACGGGCTTGCCGAGGATCATGTCCGGGGCACCCGCCTGGAGGCCCGGCTGCCACAGGTATTGGCCGGTGCTGTCCTTGAGCTTGCGCAGGGCGGCGATGGAGGAGTCCGCCATCATCCACACCGCGGCGGTCGAACGCCGGTACGGAGCGACCACCGAGAAGAAGAGATCGATCACGTTGTCGGCGGTGAACGCGCCGGTCACGCCGGTGCCGCCGGTCACGCCCGTGGTCGCGTCGGTGACGACACCGCGGGGCTGGCCGGTGCCAGTACCGGTGATGGCGTGAGCGCCGAACGCGTTGCCGAGCGCCCGGCCCGCCTGCATGGCGAGGTAGCCCTCCAGGTCGACGCCCGTGTCGTCCAGGAGCTCGCGGGAGACCTGGATCAGCGCCCCGTACTTGTAGGCGCCGAGCGAGATCTGGCCGAACGTCGGCTCCGAAGTGCCGATCGTGCCGCCCTCGGTGACGATCGCGCCCGAGCTGTGCGCGGTGGTCTTCGGGACCTGGATCGTCTCGCCCGAGTCCGTGTTCAGCACGGTCGCCCCGGACTGGAGGATCGCGCTGGTCTGGATCAGGTGCGCGATCAGTCGGTCGTAGAAGCTGGTCGGGACCGTGTTGCCGCCCGCCGCCGCCGCGCCCTTGGTGAGGCTACGGAAGTCGATCGGGCCGTTCGGCTTGACGTCGAAGAAGCGGCCCCCGCCCTCGCCGCGCATCCACGCGCGCAGCTCCGACTGGTCCTGCGGAGCCTGCCCCGCCGGGGCACCGCCCTGGCGCTGGCCGCCACCCTGGCCGCCCGCACCCGAGCCGCCGCCCTGACCCCCGGACAGCCGGTCGAACGCGGCGTCCGCGTCCTTGGACCGCTGCGCGGTGTCGATCGCCGACTTGATGCGCGCGTCGAGCTTGTCCAGCTCCTCGTTCAGCGCGTCCCACGTACCCTGCTCTTCCGCGGCGAAGGCCCTGTTCTCCTCAGCCGCCTTGTCCGCC